TATTTTCTACGAGAGGCTAGTCCACCTTTTTTAAATCCATAGCCTCCTACATATCCTTTACCTCCCATTTGACCACCTGCAATTGCACCTGCTTGCTCTGCTTCTTCTTGTGTAGCTCCACTTGCTATTGCAGAACTTGTTGCTTGTTCTTGCGCCTGTGATATTTGTTCTTGTGTAGCTACTGGTGCAAATCCAGGCCCATCATCATCATTATTATTATCACCCCCGCCACTTGGTGTAGGCACAGTAGATGGTGGTGGATCGTCAGAATCGGGTTTATCAACTTTAGGTGTAAATGGCTCAGTACTTCCATCATCACGTATTTTTTCATTTACTTCTGGTGGGCCTTCAAATCCTAATCCTTGTTTTAATTTATCAAAATAACTTTCCGCTTGCTCATTTAATTGATTTCTTAATACTGTTTTGCCTTTCATAGATGTTGCTTTACTAGAAGAATACCTAATATCCTCTACTAGTTGATCATACGTATTATTAAATTGTCCAATAGTATCTTCAAGTACTGTTTTATAATTTTGATTATCCCTCAAGTTTGCAAATGTCTCTGCTTCTTGATCAGGCGCAACCACCGTTTTAGTTCTTCTACCAGTATTTATAGGATCACCTACTCTAGCCCCAACTATATCTCCAGAGACTTCTTTAGTTATACCGTAATCTGGAGATACTCCTGATGAAGATGATAAAGTAAAGCCTTGAGTTTCTGGACCTACATTGTATACACTATCAGGTATATCTTCTCTATTTGTATTTAAACCTAACTCTTTACTTGCAGCAGCAATTGCATTTTCTATATTTTCTATTTCATCTGATTCTGGGCCATCTGTATCACCTTTTTGATCTATAACAGCTTGCATTGCTTCTAGGTCTTTTTCATCTATTTGATTTTTGTTTTTATTTTCTTCTTCTTCTAAATTTGGTCTTGCTTTAGGGCGTATAGATCCTGAAATAGCAGTACCTGAAACTTTTGTAGCTGTATCTTTTTGTTTTTGATTAAATCCAAGTGCTTTAGAAATAGCATCTAAGCCTTTTTCAAGTATACTTTTATCAGCACCTTCATCAATAGTTTTACTTATAGCATTAAGTTTAGCAACCTGTCCTGGGGTAGCTGTTTTCTTTGCTGCAGCTAATGCTTTTGCAAATCCAGCATCTCTACCTTTAGCATTCATTTTATTACCAAGATGCACAAAAGCAGCTAAAGGTCCACCAAACGCAGCAGCTACACCTGTAGCAATTGTAGGCCCATACCCAACAGTTTTTTCTGCTTCTTTAATCCATAAGTCAACTTTAGAAGCATCAGGTGGATTACCAAAATCCATATCCCAACCACCAGCTTCTTGAAATTCTGATTGTTTTACTGGAGGTCGATCATCGTCATCGCCGCCTGTAGGTATAGCTTTTTCTGTTTCTGTTTCTTCTTCTACAGGTGCAGAACCTTTTAGTACATAACCTGCTGGAATAGGTATAACTGGCTCACCATTAAAGAAAGGTATACGTCTATCTGGTGAACCTTTTTTTACATATATACGAACATCTTGATTACTAAAATCAAAGTCGGGCATACTTATACCACCACTTGCAAATGCTAAACCACCCTGTGCTTTCTTCTGTGGTTCATCATCTTCATCTGGCCCACCAATAACAACTAGATCAGCCATACCAAATGGCATATCATCAGGTATTGTAGCTTCATCACTATTACCCATTTGACCCATAGCTTCCATTTGCTTGAGGCCCATCTTAGCAGCTTGCCGCATCTCCATAAGTTTTTCAAGGCCAAGGAACCTAACTACATCAGCAGGAAATACAAACTCACCTTCACTTACCTGTGCAGGTATATCATCTCTAACTTCTTTACGAGTACTACCAATGGGAACTTCGTTACCTGATTCTTCATCTACCATACCACCTTCATCACGTAAGCCGCCTTCTTCAAACATATCCATTTGACGTTGCATGTTATCCATTTTTTAGTACCTCATCTCGTAGTAACTGTAATCTACGTAACTGATATATTGCACCTTGTGCTCTATGTATTGTCATAGTGTTGTCTGCTTGTTCCATAGAACGATGCTGCTGTTCTATAATAGTATTTAAATAACTACTGAACTGGTCCCACTGCTGGTGGTTGCTGACCAGCCCCTTGAGCTTGTTGAGGTGCTCCTTGTCCTTCATTACCACTAAATCCTTGTTCTTGTGGTACTGGAACTTGTCCTGTACCTATAGTGCCACCACCTGCGCCTGTAGGGTCTGCTGGGTTTGCACCTGCTGGTGGTTGTCCTTCAGGTGCTGGTTGTTGGAAACCTTTCATAAGTTCTGCCTGTAAAGCAGCCTCATCCATATTGTTAGTTACTTTATCTGGGTCAAGATCAAGAGACTTTGCAATCTCACGAATAACATATTGAAACTTAGCAAAGGGTGCAAGTGCAGGGCTAGATGCAATTTGCATAAACTGCATTAGTCTTTGACTACGTACCTCATTAGCCATTAGACTTTCTGTGCCACGAGCTTTAACTTCTAAGTCACCTTTAATGTTTGGATCAAAATCAAACTGCATATTAAATCTAAACAAACCTTCACCTAGTGGTCTAAGTAAATAATCATCTACATTTTTAATAACGCTTTTTATACTACCTTGTGCGGCACCCATAAGCATACTAATACCAGAAGCAGTACGACCCACCCCAGATACGCCCGTTTGACCATGTGCGAAAGATGGAAATCCAGTTGACTCATCTGCTAATACCCTTGCCTTATCAAATAACTGTAAGTTTTCTTGTGACACATTAGGAAATTTAGTGCCAAAGATAGCTTGTCCAGGTGCTCCACCTTGTCTACGGAATACCTTGCCTGGGTATACTGATAAGTCTTGGCCTGGAACTAAGTTAGTTTCATCTACCTCAATAAGAAGATTACCAGATAATACAGCATTGTCAACAGCCATTCTCATAAAACCATTCATAAGAGTTTGTGTGTCATCCATATTCTCTGCAATACCTACTCCAAAGAATGAGTAAGGGTTTAATTCGTATGGTGCAGCCATGTAAGGTATAGTAGCAGGTTTAAACGGATTAAGAACCATACGCAATAATTTACCATTACATATCCATATGTTTGCTTGTAGTTCGTCTACATTAGATAATTCTTTAGGAATGTCTACACCTTGTTCTATTAACATTTCTGTATCGCACATGCCCCAATACTCTAGGACTTCATAACGATTTACACCATAGTCAGGTACATAGTCAGCTAGGTCATCTTCCCAATATTCTTTATTGTAATTCTCACCTAACTGTACAGCTTCTTCGATTACAGTAGGACGAAAGTATGGTCTACGTTTTAATGCACGTAACTGTGTACGTGACATCTTGTGTCTTTCAATAACAAACTGAGCTTCATCCATATTAGTTGCATCTGGATCAGGATAAAAATTCCACACAGATACATGGGATACTTGTGGTATTGTTTTTATAACAGGGTTATACTCACCATCTTCTCCCCAATTAGGATACTCTTTATCTACAGCAAACGGACCTTTCATTACACCAGTACCAAATAACGCCATCTCAAAAGCCGTACTGCGTAAATGTTTACTTGCACTAGATTCTTCTAGTTGATCGTGTATTTTCTTTTGCATTGTTTTAGCAGCTACCATAGCAGGGCTAAATGTAATTGCAGTAGGTGTCTTACCTACACCTTGACGTAGGCTATCTACATCACTTAATTTTTCTGATAGTGGGCCAAGGCTATCTGCTAATGTTGCTGCTGTAGCACCTTTAGGTAATTCTTTACCGTCACCTTTAAAACCATACGGATTTATTTCTTCATCCATACCAGAGTCTTTTAGTTGCTCTGGTTCTTTAGGATCAAAGTGTACATCTGCAACTACACCGTCAGGTAATTCTGTTGGGTCTACTGTTAGCGGAAACTTTTGACTAGCAAATAATACATCAACAATCTGCCCATAAGCAGCAAGTGTTTTTGTTTTAGTTACTTTAATAAATACTCTTGACTTTTCAGCCTCTGTAAACTGCACATCAGGTCCATACAAACCACGATAGTTTCTGTAGGAACGTAGCCACCTTTGTTCATCTTGTTGTCTATGATCTTCTGCACGACTATATCTATCCATAATAAATGGAATAATTTTTGATGTATTTACGTCTTCTACTTCAGAGTTATCACTATCTTCTAAGACAATAGAATCATCTTCAATAAAACCTTCGTTATCTTCTGCCATTTATTTTTCCTTAATAGCCAAACGTTGAGTCTGCAACTTTCATACTTCTTTTAGGTGGACCCATAGGATCGTAGTCAAATATACTAAACCTTGGCCTTGACATGATACCATACCGTAAAGCATCGTACAAGTGGTCTTCTGATGTAGTATCTATATCTTCTGGATTTCTTTTATCAATAGGTAGTGCAGGTAGCTGTGCAATTAAATTTGTACAGTTTTCAAAAAATACTAGTCTGGGTTCTTCTGTAAATTCATCTATTTGTAAACGTCTGTGAACTTCATTCTTTCCAGATACCCGCGATCCTTTTGATCTATCTGATGGTCGCCACCTACAACCTCTCATAATCATTTGCTCTGCTAGGCTAGGACCAGTATCCCCTCGTTTATGCCACAAACTAGAATCTAGTACACCATACTTAATGTTACCGTCACCCATCTCTAGCTCTAGTATCATGTCAGCTAAGTCTGTTGCAAGAACTTTACCTACATATAATTCTCTGTATACAATTAATTTTTCATCAGGCGATACAGCAAACCAAATTACACCAGACTTACTTCCATACCCGTAATCGCAAGCTCTAAACTTTACCCAATTATTAGGTATATCAAAAGGTTCAATTACATGTACCTTTCTATCAAACTCAGTAAAGGCTGCACCTTCTTTAATATCCCAATCACCATCTAGTAACTGCCTTCTTTGTTGTTCAGGTAGTGACAAAAGCATTGCTTCATAGTCACCCTGTTCAGCTAGGTAAGGATTATCGGAAAGACGGGCAGGTATAAACCTACGTTTGAATAAAGATTTACCAGCTTTTGCGTGTCCAGCAGGATAGCGTAATACTTCACTTGTTTCAATATCTGTTGCTTCAAAAGCTACTCCATACGCAGCAGGGTCAATAAACATTTTTTTAACCCAATGATGACCTCTACCTCCTGGGTTAGTAGTAGCTCTCATATACACAGGCAAGTCGGGTGCAGTGGACCGTAGACGTGATCTCATATAGTTCCACGCAAAAGGTGTGGGCCATTGAGTTAACTCGTCAAAGCCTATCCAACTAAACGCTAGACCTTGGTAGCGCAGGACATCATCTTCCCTGTCTAGGTAGGACATCCACAACCTCGCACCAGAGGGCGCAGTCCACTGCATCTTACGTTCTGACCATTTAATTCCAGGCCATATCTTAGGGTACATTTCTTGTGACTTAAAGATAAGTTCCCTTAGTTCTTCCGTAGTATGCCGTAGGAGCAATCCTGAGAAGGCTGGATGCCCCATAAAACGTAATGGGTCAGCGAGCATTGCGTAACTCTTACCACCACCTGCACTGCCCCCAAATAGTACCTCACGTTCACCTGCAGCTAGAAAGTCTGTCTGTGGGCCAGCATTAGGTTTAAAGATAACATTGTGTTGCTCTTCAACTGGTGCAGTATACGCAATAGTAGGTTCTATGTTAGGCTGCGTTTTCTTGCGTGTTTTTGTTTTCTGTTGCGCCAAGCCTTGTGCGTTCGATTTCTTCCGCTTTGGCGATTGCCTTTTTCGCATAGTCTGCCCATTTGCGTAGGCTTCCAGCTTTGTTTTTGCGTCTTCGCTCATTATCCAACCGTTTCTTTAATCCTACGTGAGATATTTCTCTGCCTGTATTTGTGGTCAGCCAGTTAGCTACTTCACGATATGAGTATTGTTTTAAATACTTCTTTGCTTTTTCAAGCATATCAAGTTCTATAGCTATTGGCAAGAGAATAAAACTATCATTAGGATCTAACTCATAGCCATAGGGTACTGTTCTTGATATACGTGGTATAGGAACCCATTCGTTGTTTTCTTTAATGTCGGTTGGTTGAGGGAGTTTCCATTGACCTACGGATTTAGTCATCTTCATCCTGTGCTTGTTTAGCTGGCATTAACATAACACCACCCTTTGCTTCTACTTGCATCTTCTCTGTTTTTACAAGACCTGTACGATCTAGTAGTTCTTTAGCTGCTGCCATCTTGTCACGTATACCTAGCTCAGTAGGATCGTTCAAAGCACTGACCATAGCCATAGCTGCCTTTGGCACATTACGTGCTAAGTAGTTATGTGTTACATCAATTATTTCTTCTTTTAAACTAGTAGTAATTTCACGGTTAGGTGTATTAGGTGAATACCCTGCAAGTTTTTTAGCTTCAGTAATATTACCACCAGCTTCATCCATAAGGACATTAAGAAATTTTTGTTGACGTTCTGTTAATTCTCTAGCCATATTATGTCTTTGGTCTTGCTTTAGGGCGTATAGATCCTGGTACTGCAGGTTTCTTAGGTGGGCGTTTATTAGTAATATTTGTAGAATTAAACTGTTTAGCTTTTGCTACTTCTTTTTCAATACGAGCTTGTAACTGTGCTCGTTTTTTAGCATCAGTTTCAGCTTTAAGTTTCTTACGCATTTCTGCTAATTTAGCTGCCTGTGCTTGTTTTTGAGCTTTAATCTTATCGCTCATAACTTTTGCTGTACCAGCAGCACCTATTCCAGCACCTACAACTGCAGATTGTCGGCCTAGTTGACGAGCATTACGCATACCCCTAACACCTGCTTTAGTTTGAGATTGCCCTGTAGTTGGTTTAGTAGTCATATCTTTTGCATGTTTACGTGCTTCTTGCACAGCTTTTTTACCAAACTTTTTAATTGCTGCTTGTATACCTTTCTTAGCAAGAAAAGCTATTATAGGTGCGAACTGTATTGCCATTGTATTTTTTCCTTATATCATCTCAAAATGTGGGGCATCAATAAATGGTCTACGCCCTTCTGATCTACGCAGGTCTATGTAAGCATTCATAGAATCTTCTGCTGTACCTTGATACATTCTTATATCTCCTTCAGACCAAGCGGCTCCCCACTTAATAGCTACACTATTACGTCTAGCTGCTTCTGCCATTGCATCACATATATCATCATATACGTTTAGCTCCCAAGATATATCTGAACCAAAGTATGCAACAAGATCTACAGCCCTACCATCTAAGTGTTTGCTTTTCATAGTTTGTGATCTACCTGAGTCGTATAGTTTCTGTTGCTCTTCTAAAGTACGCATACCATATGTAACACCAAAATCTACTTTAGTTAAATTAATGGCTTCCATAACTACAGCTACAAGGTCTTTCTCTACACCTTCTAACTTACTTATACTTCTTGCGCTTAGTTTAAATCCCATACTATTTCCTTACATTGGTGTTTTTACATACTTGGATACTGCTCTGCCACCAAACCAAAAACTAATTATAGCTGCAAATAATCCGCTTGTAGCATCATCCCAGATTAAAGATAGTGACCTACCAAGATCATTACCCGCATCCATAAGAGATATTAATGCTGTTACTTTAATGGCAACAAAAAGGCCAAAGAAAACATAAGTAATGACAGGACGTACACTGCCTCGTAGTGCGTTGATAAAACCTCCTGCGTCCATACTATCATGTTTATACAGTCCTTCTGTTTCTTTTATCTCTGCTTGTTTATCTATTATGTTTAGCTTTAGCTCATTACGCTTTGCCATCATATCCATCTCAAGCGACATACGCTCAAGATTATGTTTATGCTCTTGTCCTGCTTTAAAGTAGTTTAATACTTCAGGTAAAAAAGAAGTACCAAATCCTAGTAAGCTACCAAGTAATGTAATCATAGTGTTACCTTTGTTTTATCTTCTTCAAAAGAAATCTTTGTACATTTAGAAAAAGAGAAAGACTCTTTTGACGGTTTACTATCTTCTAACTTTTTAATTAAAATACTTCTTGCTATTTCACATCTTTCCATTGAAGGATACAGTATTTGATCTGAGGCTATTTTATGCTGCCCCATTTGAATTAATATGAGTACTATAACATACATATTACTTTCTTACTTTCCACTCATAGACCTGTCTGTTTTAGCTTCTTTATTCATCCAGATACCAAAACAACCTGTTAAAGCACCCATACATACAGATACAAGTCCTGCTTGTCCTGTAGTTGGATCAGGTAAAGACATGTACCAATGTACAGACTGATAGGTTAATATAGTAACTATTAGCATCATTAGTCGTGGAAATATTTTATAATCATCAATAATAGTGTGTGCCATATTTTACCCTACCATACCACCCTTAGCGGCTCTAAATCGTCTGGTTTTCTTTGCAATGTTTTTAGGTTGAGCCACATGCTGCTTACCTGCCGCCTTGCCTTTTCGTTTAGCTCTAGTTGTAGCGGCATATTCACTGCTGCTAAGAGACTCAATAGCCTTAGAAGGTAAATAACGTTCACCAGTTTTAGCACTAGGCTTGCCACTTTTAGTTCGCCATTTTTGTTTAGTCCAATCAGTTAGACTTTGTTGAGACTTAGCTTTTGCCACGTCAACAGCAATCGCAGTCTTCGTGACACTTCTTATTAAGGAGCGCACACCATAGTCTCTTAAAATATTTTACTATTTTTTTCATTAGCTTCTATATCCCCCACCAGCAGCTTTATATGCTTTGGCTAACATTTGGGCTTTACGTGCAGACCATTGACCTGCACTTCCACCTTTAGTACCCGCTTTAATTCTATTAAATAGTCGCTTGCGTAATTCGGGTTTTGTATAATTCCCTGCTTTGTTGACGGTACTCTTCTTTTTGGTTTTCGTCTTGGTAGATGACTTTGTTGATTTCGCCACGACTAATTCCTATATCTTGAAGTTCTTTATTGGTCATATTCATTAATAGCCAATAGTCAGCCCTACGTTGTTGATTGTCTTGTATTATTTTTAATAGTCTACGTAGGTATTGTATAATGTAGTTCATAACTTTCTCCTTGTTAACGATAACATTTGTTATCCAAGGTAGTTATACTACAGTTAGGTATATCATACTACAGATAATAATGCAACCCCGATATGCATTTATATTAGGGTTACACTTTTTTTATGATAATACTACTTTAATAGTTACGTTGTCACTAGTAGCTGCTAAGATGTTCATTATAACAGCATCACCAACAGCATCAGGTATTGCAAGAGTATAATTACCTGCCTCTAGTTCTAAATCATTAGCACCACAGTTTGCCTCTGCAGGACCAAAGTTAATTAAAAACTCTTGATCAGCGTGAAGATGTACAACTTTAAAGCCAGTGCAGGTAAAATGTGAAGTATTAGCTGCAGTATTATCTATGGTTGCTTTTGTTTGTACACTCCATTGTAACGTATTAGGTTGGAATGTGCCTACGGAAGTTGACATTTATCATTCCCCCTTTAATGTACTGAGTATTCTAGTTCAACAGTAAATCTACCTGCAGATGCATCACCGTTAAGAGTAGTAGTAGCAAACACGTACAAGTGTGTATTTGCAATAGGTGCTTGTACTAGGGGATCAAATATATGATACCCTGCTGCATCCAGATCTAAATCAATTTCAGTTACTGAGTCAGTAGCAGAAATACGTGGATTAAAAGACGCCACTCCTGCACCTACAATCTCTGTACCTGAAGATACTACAGCAGCATTAGTAGCAATGCCAGAAGTAGGATTAAGTGCTAGACCACCTACAAGTGTTGGTCCTGCGACAGTAGTAATAAATACTAATGCACGATGGATAAAAAACTTAGTAGGTGTTACAATACCCGATGGAGTATTAGTATCTAATGTTCCTAGCTCTACAAGACAGTCTCCGTCTGCATATGCTGAAGCTGTATCTGTATCTGCTAGTGATCCTACAAACGTTTGTATTTTACGTGTGCCGAATGAATGTAACAGACCTGTGCCTGTTATTCCTGTACCAAAGGTTACGTTATCTTCGTAAGCCTCAATACCTTTTGTAAAAGTTGTTGTTGCCATTTTAAAAATCCTCCTGTGGTGTTACCACGTTGCTTGGCATAGTGTGGGTTGACCACTTATAATTTTTTATTTCTTCTTCATAACTCGTCTAGTAGCACCGCCTTTAGCATAGCCTTTTTTCTTCATGCCACCTTTAGCCATACCTTTTTTCTTCATCATGGCTCCACCACGAGCCGCTGCCATTGTTTTAGCTTTAGCTTTAGGTTTTTTTGCTGGTTTAGTAGAACGTGTAAGTAGCTCACGTAATGGTATACCTAGTTTGTCTGCTTCTTTCTTCATGGACTTTAGCCATGCTGGATCACCTGTAGGTTTAGTCATTATTCTTTCTCCTGATATAAATTGTTAAACACTCGTTGCGTATCCCAGATGTACTCTACATCTTCCTTTGAGTGAAATATATGCTGATTAGGTCTAAAGTCAGGAGCACCTTGTCCTGTCTCAAACCAAGCTGGGTGAGTTACTCTCACTCTATTATTGGGTAACGCAACCATGTTACCTGTATAATCTCCTGCATCTAATAATTCTAATACATGAGATTGTTTATGTTGAGCAGGGTCATCTGCTACTTCACTATCTGTGTAGTCAACTGTGAAGTAATATTTAGCTGGATAAAACTCTCCATCTACTTTAGCTATCCAAGGGGCAGGGCTTGCACGTTCTATCTTATAAACACTATGTGTGTGTGACATACAATCCCAAGGCTGGGCTAAATACGTAGGTAAAGCACTAGGCCATTGTTCATATGCTGTATCTGCTACAAGTGCAGTCAAAGGCATTCTTGCCCACATAGCACCGCCATGTACATTCTCTTCGTCTGTATCATCTGACTCACATCCAGTAAATATAACCTGAAAACTAAGTGTTCTATTTGGCATAGTTGTTACTGCAACTACCATGCAATGTAAAAATTCTCCGTGATACTCTTCCATGTTCTTAGTATATTCACGGCGTACCCATGCTTTAAAATGTGGTATGCTACTTTGTAGATACGGCATTGTGTTTCCTTCGCAAGTCTGCTTTAGCTGATTTGAAGAGTTCCGATATGGTTGTCTTCTTCATAACTTTAGCACGTTGTTCAGCTACCGTCAATATCTGAATCTTTCTTGCGTAAGGTTTCTTTATCCGTTTAACTTTAGCTATTGTAGCTTTTGCATCAGCTACAGTTGCAAACTTAATAGGTACAGTATCTTTAGGGTTCTCATCTGTATATAATCTGCGACCAGACCCTTTAGGTTTTTTACCTGTACCTACTTTGGGGTCTGGTTTCTTTTTAGTCATGCTATAATAAAGTCTACTATTTGTCCGTCAGGTGTACGTAGTTTATTTGGGTTTGGATTATATGCATACATCTGATTAACTAGCTTTAAGTCTTCTACAGGTGTATCAGGAGTTACTCTTGTAGGCTCTTTTGTATTTACATCTTTTCTCACAGGCTCACCTACACCATTCTCAAACACTATATTTACATGTGTTTGGAATGGCATACTAGGCAATGGCAGATGAGAAATAAGAGACATTAATAAAACATGCCACCTTTACGCATGTCTGTGCTTCCTGATTTAACTGTGCCACCACGGTTCATGTAACCCATCTTGTTACGTACAGTAGTAGGTAGTTTCTTTAAACCTTTTTGTGAAGCAGAAGGTTGTGTAAGTCCACCTTTGTTGAAAGGAGTAGGCGGCAATGTTACAGGTTTAGCTTTTTTATCTGCTAAACCTTGTTCCATTTTACGTGTGCTTCTACCTAATTCTGCATTTTCTTTAGCGCGTAGTAATCTTAATTTAGCTTCAGCGGCTTTTAAAGATGCTTTGTCTGTAGCATTTTTATCTGTTTTCTTTTCAAGATTACGAATAATAGTTTGTAACTCTTCTTCAGTTTTACCTGATAATTGAGATACTAGTGAGGTACGTCCACCTGTACGATTAATACGTTTTCCTGTAGCTGCTTGTTCAATAGCTTTTGTAGTTGATCTAGTTGCTCCTGCCATTAGTTTATTCCTCTTACCATTTTACTTTGTGTGACCAATAACGAGCACTGAGCTTACTAGGCTTAGAGTCTTGTGCATTGTGTCTTGCATAATAGCTCTTCTTACGAGCTTTGTCTTTAGCAGTTGAAGGATTTTTGCCAGCACCACTTACGCCTTGCTGTCCAAACCTAATAAATTTATAAGTGTCACCTTCTTTAGCCATTACGCAGTGTGACTTCTTAGGGTGCTTAGGTGTACGCTTAGGTTTGTTTACACCAGACAGACCCTCTGCCTTCATTTTAGTTTTAACTCTTTCAGGAATTGCCATCAGTCCAACCTTCTTCACGCATAGCCCACTCTACATGTTCCAGAGTAAAGGGTTTACCATAATGGTTCTGCACTGCTTCACGTACATAGAATACATCACTATGGGGAATGTGTAAGTCCTCAAGATTACCACGTAATACATGGTTATAAAATTCTTCAAGAACATTGTCTGTCTTTAGTTTTACTGATTTCTTTGCCATTGTCAATACTTTTTATTTACATATACAAATAATTCTCGCTTAATAGCGATTATTTACATATATAGCTACATGTATCCTTACTTAAAGTATATCACTGTACGTGTATACTTATATGTTTTTATAGATATATGTTATTTTAGTTATGTATGTGTATATTTAAGTGTATCACTGTACATGTATCACTTATAGTGACCCTACCCTAACTAACATATATAGTTTTACACATTATTAATACCATGTCAATAGTAAATCGTACATTGTTATAATTATATTTATTACTGTTGCTGTGTTGCACATATATCACACTATATTTGTGATCACAAAATACTGTAAACCACTATATGTGTAATGTGGTTAACACCCCATTTTCCTGATCTGTGTAGGAGTTCATGCATATATAACGCTACGGCCCCCCATGGCCCCTGCCTACCCCTCTCAACACACAATTGCATGTATGATGCAGCGTCATGACCTGTGTTGAAAGCAAACAATGCCACATCATTCACCACCATATCAAAGATATGAATGATATCAACAGGTTACTTGTCTACGACAACTGTTATGCAATCAGTTGCCACTCTTTAGAGTGAAGAAACACAGGGGATTTTCACATCGAAGATGTGTAGCAGTGCCGATGCACATTATCCCACTACATCAGCTATGCTGATAGATATATCTACAGCTTTGCTGTACAGAACCATACCCCCCTTTATCAATACCATTGATCAATCACATGATCCTACAAGCCATGTGCAGCTCTGCCAATGGTTCACCAACCGTCCAACATTGGACACTTCACAGTTATACTGTGGCAATTAAGCAACAGTTTTGGTGGCCCAACCCAATCTTGGCTCATGAGTTTAGCGCATGTACTTCAAAATATATATGAAATATATTTTTGCAGTGGTGCGTGAAACGACAGGCGCAGAGGATCACGAGGCAAATTTTCTCTGGACAAACTCTATACTATCTTCTAATAGTTTTATAAGAGAATTATATCTCACTTCTTGTGAGAGATATAAGTTCTCTTTTATAAAACAGAAGATAGATAGGAAAACGAAAATGGCAAACTCAACAGCAACAACTGGTACTTCAATCGATGCTTTGGTAAAAGAGGGCAAAGCCCTTGGATCAATTTGGCGTCAAGTGAACAGCCTAAAGCAAACCATCAAAGAGAATGGTTTCGATACAAGGTTGGGCAAATTGCTTCAGCAATTGAAAGCAAATGCAACCACAGATGCTGGTCAAATACCAACACATGTTCTTCGAACACATGGTATTCAGCAAATTGATCGTCGTCGTAGAGCAGAAGCTCTTTGGTTCGTTGAAAACGAAAAGGAATGTCGCCAGTTTATCGTAGATAACAAATATACAGGTTCATCTCTTACAGCTTTACAAGCTGCAATGCGTAAAGCTGCCAAGGGCAGTGATGAAGATCAACCTGCTAAAGCAGAACCGTCCAATGTTGGACAGTCTGAGGAAGCTCCTGCTAAAGCAGAGAAAGCACCAGTGAAGATATCTCACAAGGTTATGGTAAATACCATAATTGCTCAAGCTGAACTCAATGGTTTGGATCTTGAAAAGATCATTGAAGATCTGATGGCAGCTATTCCTTCAAAGAAAGTAGCTGCATGAGCCGTAGAGATAAAACATCAATTCGGTATTTATTACCGAAAACACAAGCAAGCATCCAGCAGTACATGTTGGATGCAGCTATGGCACAATTCATTGAATTGTCACAAGCACAAGAAGCAAACCGTCCAACATTGGACACTTTGATTGCTAACACATTAACTCCAAAAGAGTTAAAAGAACACGAACCAACGCTTATCTACGATAGTGGATGGAAAGATGTATCATGATTAAAATCATTCTCGCTGTAGCATGGATTGCAATACTTGTATTGCTTTCCTACTTGATTATTGCAGTTGCATCCATCAATGGGCATATACATATCCTAATTGGCATTGCAGTTCCCGTTGCAATGTTGGGGTTTATTACAATTTGTGAACGTCCTCTTGACAAGTAGTATTACATAGTTATATAAACACTTGATACTTTAGTGAAAGTGTTATATAACATATGTATAATACTAAAGATAACTGAAACCGTCCAATGTTGGACACTTTAAACGGAGTTTATTATGGAAATTACTATGGCATCCGCTGCAACTGGCAGTGTAAACACTATGACAATCAACGTCACAGAGCAGCAACTTGCTCACTATGCCCATAGTGGTAAGTGCATCCAAGATGCATTGCCTCACCTATCTGCTGATGAACGTGAGTTTCTGATGACGGGTATCACACCTGCCGAATGGAACGAGCTATTTGGGGATGATGCATAACCTTTATGTATAGTATAAGTTATATATACTTGATACTTTAGTGAAAGTATATATAACGTATACATATACTAACTACCAAATTGAAACCGTCCAATGTTGGACACTTTAAAAGGACGATACAATGTATCAACGTGATGTAAATGAAATCAAAGCTTTTGTAAAATGGCGTGGCTCTGATGCTTTGGTAAACACTGGCCTGTTTGTACTGCTTACAATACAAGCTGGCTTGTCCACAGTACGTGGTAGCATGTTCAAGGTTGAACGTGATGGCTACAATGCCGATTGCCTATGGGGTAAAAAAGCTGATGGCTACGAATACCTAAGCAGGAACCGTGATTTCCTATATGGCAAGCTGTATCACATTGCCGATACCAAAGGTTATGAAAGTGTTGAGGCTTGTGCCGATGTCATACAACTGTTCATGGCTGTACCCAACCTTGGCATGGTCAAAGCTGCATTCCTTGCACAATGCTTAGGCTTCAATGTGGCATGTATTGACAGCCACAATATCAAGCGGTTGGGTATATCACCTAACCTTGTCAAAACGCCACCATCAGGTATGAAACCCGCTACAGTTCGCAAGAAGGTTGAACAGTATGTTGAACTAACCCAAGTCGAGGGTAGTGAATACTGGTGGAACACATGGTGTGAATATGTGGCTGGCAATCGTGCCAACCGCGCTCTTGATACTGGTGACGTTGTGTCTAGGTATCATGTAGAATGTGTAACATATGGATTTGAACATGGCTAAGAAAACTTCTGTAACATACCGAAACCCTGTGGCAAAGGCTATGTTACAGGAGCGTAAATCCCCACAGGTCGTGCCGCCTAAGAAAGGTGGCAAGGCCAAACGTAACCGAAGAAAGGACAATCTCAATGCGATGCGAGATGCAAAACTTTATCAAGATGACTAAACGAAAACTGTCCAATGTTGGACAGTCTAAACGTAACGACGATTGGAAACGTGATCGTAAAGTAGCACGTCAAACTAAACTTAACCTTCGTAAAAAAGTAGCATAGGAGCTAACACAATGACAAACTCAACCGTAAATGCACCCGTAGTAAAAACTTCACACCCTGAGTTGTATGCAGAGCATACTTATCACATGAAGAAAGCCGTATGTTATACCTATAACTACGTGGTAATTGACGAAGTTATTCGTGAACTTTGGGGCGAAATGACTGTGGCAGAGATTGCAGAAGCGTTAAACGAGTACCCCAACCGTATCAAATATCGTGTGAGAATACTTAAAGAGCTTGGTGTAATTAAAAACAAGTACAACATGGAACGTGCCAGCCTTATGCGGCAGCGTAAAGAGGCGGCTACATGGCTGAAAGAGATTGATGCAGAGCTTGCAAAGGTAAGCTAATGCTCTACTTATTGTTCACACCCTTTGTAGGTTACTTTGCTATGCTGCTCACAGTTGTGATCATGTACACTGTAGGCTATGATGTAAAGGGTGTGGACACCTTCACTATCTGGTGTATACACATGCAGATATACGTATACTTATTTGTGATAACAAGACTGAAAGGTAAGTCAGATGAGAGTTGAAGTTTATTTCAATCTACATAAGAAAACATTCTCTGTTCGTTCATGTAGAACAGGCAGAGTGATACATCACACTGACAAAGTACACATTGCAAACCCTGAGTTTGTAGTGCGTAAGGCGGGGCGTGAACGTGTACTGCGTGAAGGCAAGAAGAATGTCCATGCATTTGTGCGTGGTGACGTTACATTTTTCAATTTAATGTACCATCCAACATTGGACACTTTAACTTACAACCCATACAAGTATGCATCTTTTGTTGACAAGCAGACAGAAGAACCTGTATACAATGCAAGTCGGGCATGGCTAACTGTGACCGACAAGATACCAACAATACAAGCAGAAGGAGTACAATATGACTAAGAAAAAAACACAAGAGCCAGTAACATACCTACTACAAGAGGACAAAGCATTAGAAATACTTGCGTTGTACAATGCGTTAGATAGTATGCTAGACGATGCAGCAGAAATGTTTGACGTAAACTTGAGCACATTAGCTGACTTGCGACACAAAGCGTATGTGTTAAAGCAAACGTTTAACTTTAAGTCACAAAAGAGCGAGGAATATGGAGACAGACCATGCCACTATAAGCCGTGTGTTCTGCCTAATGATGATCGTGCATGGTATTACAATGCAGACGATTAAGGCATACGAAATTGTCTTAGAAATTGATGGACAGGAGAGTTGTATCACACTTGATGATACCTTTCCTGCCATCAGTGGATGGGCAAGTGCTTGCAGTATGGCAGTCTTGATGGCGAAGCACATTCACCCTGATAAAGAAGTAGAGTTCGTATCATGTGCAGAGTACGAAGCAGAAGAATATGCAGACATAGGTTATGTATATGATGCACCAGTAGTATTACAATAGGAGAAAACAATGGCAGCTAAAATTAAACTGACAAAAACTATGATGGATAAAAGCATCATTGATGCTAACAAATCTGTGCAAACGTTTTTGTTTGAGGACTTTGGTATGGACTATAGTGACAAGTTTTTCACAGAAGAATGGTACGACACAGAAAAAGAAAGGACTATGCGTAACAGTTTTACTGTCACAGGTGAATACATTGACGGTGAAGAAGCTAATATTAAATTCTATCGCAGTGCTAAACGTGGCGATAGACGCATCAGTATACAGAAGCTGAAGCAATATGCAGATGCAGGTAACGAAGTACGCCTGATATCAGATAGCGAAAGCGATGGCGATGGCACACGTATATTTATATCCGTATACACATCTGGAGAAGAAACCAGTGCCGATTGATGATCCTTGTGATGACTGGTCGGACACACCTTTACCTAAGAGGAATGATAAATGATTGAAGCAGCATTGATGTGCCTTGCACTGAACGTATACTTTGAGGCACGTAGTGATACCATGACAGGGCAGTATGCCGTAGCACAGGTGGTCATCAATCGTGTACAACACGACAAGTTTCCTGATGACGTGTGTTCTGTGGTTAAGCAGTCACGTAGCAACGGCACCTGCCAGTTTAGCTGGTACTGTGATGGCAAATCTGATAGGCCACGAGAGCCTTATTCATGGGCCTATGCCCAGATGGTGGCAGCAGATGTAATGCGTGGCGAGTACATTGATATAACAGATGGCGCTACACACTACCATGCAAACTATGTACGCCCATATTGGGCTGACAAACTAGAGTACACTGTGACTTATGGGTCACACCTGTTCTACAAATAGCTAACACCAATTAGTAGGGCATTGTATACTTTACATAACTATGGCACAGTTGCCACATACTTATCATAAGGAGAAAATAGTATGGCTTTTGATCTTAATAATAACGACATCGTACCTGAGTACATGGACTTTGCAGTGGAGTTTGAACCCACTAAAGTAAAGGACAAGAAGTATGTCATCAATGCTACATCAGGTGAATACCTTGGTGTAGTGGGCAGCACATTTACTTGTGCCTCACACGGTGACTTCTATCGTGGTGTCCTTGACACTGTGACTGAGGAACTAACCAGCCATGAGGTTGAAGACGCCAAGATGCACTGGCGTACTGCACGTAATGGTGCATGGGCTATGCTTGACATTACCCTGCCCAACATGAAGACAGTCGTTGAGACTGACAAACATAGCACTGAGATTGGCAATCGTATTATATCATTACATGGTATTGACGGGTCATGCAGCAACCAAGTTTATTTTGGTGCCATTGATTTCTTCTGTACCAACGGCATGATACGTGGCGAGTACGACAAGGTGCGTAAGAAGAATACATCTAACTTTACTATGGAAAGTTTTATCTATGAACTGACACGAGCACGTAAGGACTTCTATGAGGAAGCCAGCAAGATGCAAGTGTGGGCACAGACTGACCTGAAGTATGTAGATGTAAGCTCCCTGCTTGACAGCATGATTGCATCTAAGCGTAAGTCTGAAAAGATGTACAGTTTGTACATGCAAGAGGCTTCACAACGTGGGCACAATAAGTGGGCATTGTATTCTGCCTTCACTAACTATGCATCGTATGCTGATGAGCGTAATGGTTTTAACCTGCGTAACACTGGCAACGACACACAGGCTGTAAGCATGTGGTCACGAGAGCAAGAGGTATCTAAGTGGGTATCTGATGATAAGTTTATTACTTTGGAGGCTGCATAACATATGCCTAAACTACCACGCTATGTACAAGAACGAGTGTCACCTACGGGTGACATCTCATACCGCTTTAACCCACCACAGAACCTTGTCGATGAAGGTGTGGTTAAACGTGAGGAATATGGTACAGACTTAAAACAGGTACGCAAGATTGTTCGTGATCACAATAAGGCAATTGATACGTGGCGTGAAGAACAAGCACAGGTTGTACGAATAAAGTCTAGCAGCAAGGTAACTGATCTTATTAACTACTATTATATGTCTAATGATTTCAATGCATTACGTCATTCAACTAAGGTTGACTATAGGTATTTTCTAACTGTGCTGCACCAGACTATGGGGTGGCGTAAGTATGAGCACGTTACATCTAAGGTTGCAAAGCAAGCATATGAAGAATGGGTTAAACGTGGCATCAGTTTTGCTAATCATGCGGCAACATGTGCCAGTAGGGTATATAACTATGCGATACAGATGGAGCACACTACATACAATCCTTGGGCAAACATCAAACGTAAGTCTGTTGTGCAGCGTAAGGTGGTGTGGACACATGCTGATGTTATCAAGTTTCTTGATGTGGCATACAGTGACTTTGAGTATCGTAACATTGGCCTAATTGTACAGATGGCATACGAGTGGTGCCAACGTTTAGGTGACATGCGTATGTTGACGTGGGATAACGTTGACTTCCGTACTCAAAAGCTAACTCTGGAACAGAGTAAACGTAGGGCAGACGTAGAGCTACCAATATCAGAGGATTTGTTACACATGTTGAATGAACAGCGCAACGACTTTGGTTTTCAAAACTACGTTGCCCCACACCCTAGACCTACGGATGGTATGTATAACCCTTATGCTATGGAGAGACTATCCAAAGTGGGTAGAAGGGTAATGCGTCTAGCTAAACTACCCGAAGAGTTACGTCTTATGGACTTACGTAGGACAGGTGTAACACAGATGGTGGATGCAGGTGTACCATTGCC